TTTTTATAGTTTCCGAATAATCTACTTCTTTAGTTTTTTTTTCTTCTTTAATTTCAATATTATTAGCTTGTTTTTCTTTAACTATTTCTTTTGTGTTATTATAAATAACCCTTGTGTTATAAATAGTATCTTTTCCTATTAAAATAGGTTTGTCTAAATCTACCGGTTCAAGCGTATAACTATTAGAGTATTTTGTTGCATCAATTTCAGTTGTACTATTATCCTTTACAACTGATTCTTCAGAACTCTTTTTAACTACTCCACAAGACGTTAAAATTAATAAGATAAGTAAATATACTATTTTCATATAAAAGTGTCTTAAATGTCTTTATATTCGCTTTTAGCATCAAAACTTGGACACGCTTTAGCTACGTTTTTAAAATCTTTATGACCTTGAACAATAGCATTAGGAAATTGTTTTTTAGCTTGTTTAACTAAATACAATAAACTTTCTTTTTGTTTAATTGTACGTGTGTCTTTTGGTCTACCTGATTCATCTATTCCACCAATGTAACTAAAATGTATTGATTCAGAGTTGTAACCTTTAACACCATTTGTTACTTGTTCGTATTTAGCTAATTCGTGAACAACACCATTAGCATCAATTAAACGATGATAACCTACAGTTTTCCATTTTAAAGTATTTTTCCAATAATTTATAATAGCTTCTTTTTTTGTATTTGGTTGCGAAGCAGTGCAATGAATAACTATGTATTTAATCTCTCTCATCATTTTTTTTATTTACCAATTCAATAGTTTTCATTATTGTATAAATTATAGACACACACAATAAGAATATTTTTAGCGTAGATTCTACATTAGAAAAGCTAATTGCCATCGCAAGTGAATTAAGTCCGTATAGTTTCAAATCGTTAAGAGACATTTTTAGCTTTCATTAAACGTTCAACAATATTTGTAACTCCTTCGATCGTAATATAAGAAGTTCCAATAATAACCCAATCAGTAGAAGTTATAGCTCCTGAGAATAAACCTGCAGAAGCTACTACAAAAACTGTTAATTTACGACTTACCCACTTGTTAAGGAATAAATCTATTTTTTCTTTACTACTCATTGATTATTTTATCAAAAGGATATATCAAATCGCTAACAACTTCATAACCTGCAAAAGTATGTTTAGGATTTTTAACCTCAATAGCATTATCAAACACAATTTCGTTTTCACTCATTACATCGTAATGGTAACCATCAGCGTAAACAGGTGCAGTTATTTCGTTAAATTCTGCGTCATAAGTTCCGTTCTCTAAAACTATTAAACCTATCTCTACTATTGACTGTATACCTTGCCCGTAAGACAAGATAATTTCTTTGTCAAGGTTTTCTACTTCTATATAAACTTGCTTTGCTAATAAATCAGCTATTGCAGTTTCTTTGTCTGTGTATTTTAATTTTGATATGTTCATTATATAGTTGTTAATTGTGCTAAAGTTGCATTGTCTAATCTTGTTTTCCAAATAGCAGCAGATTTTACTTTATCTGTGTTATATTTAGTATTAGTACTTAAGAAATCATATAAATATAAAGCACTTAAAGTAGGTACACTAACGCTCGTATCTATTCCTACCTGTACTCCATTAACATAAAAAGCTACATCGTTGTTTTTATATGCAACTGCTATTTTATAAGTTCCTGTTGTAGTACCTGCTAAATCTATTAATGCTTGGTCTGCACCTGCATTTCTAATATATAACCTTAGTTTGTTATTAAAAGGGTTTCCATTGCCTGAACCATAATGAATAATTAACAATAAATTATTTAAAGTTCCATTTGAAAAACCAATAACAATATCATCAACACCTGTATTATTTATTGTTTCAGTATTATAAATATGTTCAACAAATATAGTCCCCTCAGTTTGACCTATTAAACTACTTATTCCTGTTTTAGAAATAACATCAGCGTTACGAGTAACTGAACTTGCTACTGTAGGAATATATGAAGTATTGTAACTTCCTGCCTCTAATTGAGCTCCCCAAAGATTAACACCACCCGTGCCATTACCTGTATAAGTAGAAGCTCCTGAATCGTTTAATAAATTCAAATATAAAACTGTAGTTGCACCACCTGTAAAAGTCCAAGTTGCAGAACATTTATACCAACCATTACCGTAGTTTTCTATTTTACCATTTTTAGCAGGTGCAGTTGTAGTGGCAGTTCCTGCAGTTAAATTAAATGTTACATTTCCACCAATACTAAAAGCCTCTGATAATTGAAATTTAGTACGCCCATTTGCCTTTACAAATACTGAGAAAGTATAATCTCCGCCTGTAGCTTGACTTGCTACTATAGCAGCAGTATGTAAACCTGTTGAGGTATCTTCTGTTAATTTATCTGCCGTAGTATTTCCATCGGGTGCAGTACCAATATTAGTTGAAACAGTTGCCCCTACTTTTATATAAACAGCATTGCTAAAATCTTCGCTATAAGTTTGTAAATTAGTTCTCTGTGGCTCTACCAATATACTCGGACAACTTCCATTAGTGTAATCAATACGAGGCATATTTAAGCGAGTTGTTGTAGGGAAGTATTCTTTTGCTGAACTACCTGTTACTAATTGTGCTCCCCAAATATGTATATATCTACCTGAAACAGTATTAGCATTATTTATAAAACCTGTACCTGATGCTGTCATAGTACGAGTAGCAGTAACTCTATACCATCCGTTGCCTACGCTTGTAATAGTTCCTGTTATACCTGAAGTTGCACTTGTAATAGTTCCTGTTGTTAGATTTGCTTTAACAGTATAATCTGAAACGTTTGTAAATCCAATATCTAATATATCGTTAGTACCTGCTTTAGCATAAACAGATATAGTAGCAGCATTAGCCTCAGTAGCTGCAGTACGATATAATACAGCAGTTGCACTTGTACTCGATGCTAATTTATCAGCTGTTAAAGTTCCGTTTGGTGCAGTAGTATCGTTAGCTGTAACTGTTGCCTGATATTTAGACCACGCTGCATTATCAAATTGCTCGGAATAAGTAAACAAATTTACAGGCACTAACTCTACTAACCCCGCACTATTAACTCTCGTTGCAGTCGTTGCTCTCGTTACTACCAAATCTCCACTACCATCAGTAGGTTTTATCGAATAAAGTTTGTCTTCCTTATACGCGTTCGGCGTTATAATAACTGAAGCACTATCAAATAAACTCATATATTTTCTATTATATTAATTAAACATTGTTTCGCCTCAAACGTTCCGCTATCAGCAGCAACCCTTGCTATGAAATCTATTACTGCATCAATTTCGTTTCCTAATATTTCAGTTTCACCCGACCAACTTACAGAGTAAACACTACCCCAACTAATATCATTGGTGATAGCACCTTGCCCCCAATAAATATCATTGTTATTTACGCCTTGACCCCAATCTATATTATTTGCCATTTTCTATTTTTGTTAAAAATAATTCTAACTTCTTTTTGTTTTCTTCTTTAGGTTTGGTATAACTACCTACCTTTTTTCTTTTCTTTTTATAACACCCAAGAACCATAGAAATTGTCGGTATCAGGAAACATATCCCCGTTAGAGTTACTATTATATTCAGGAAAAGTTGCATTGTTAAAACACATAAAATCTATAAAGCGTTGTGTGTAATGTTGTGCAATATCGCGTTCTTTTTCTACCAAGTAATCAATTTCGTTTTTCTCTACACTTGTAGAATTTTCAGCAGTATGTTTAAATACTCCTTTGTTAGCTATTGTATAAGCTGCAAAAGGTAAATATTGAACCATAGCAAAATGAATTAACATCGGTTTAATATACTCGGTTAAAAGATTCTTATATTTAAGGTTTGCGTTTAAGTTAATATCACCGCTTATAATCAAGGTTTGAAACTTGTTATATAAATCAGTTCCTAAATAGTTTTGAATAGTTATATCCTGTGCTATTTTTATATATTGGATAAAATCATCTACATCTAAATTTCCATTTAGTATAGTGAATCTTTTTACATCCTCAGTACTTATTAATAATGCGTAAGCCATTTTCTAATTGTTTTTAGGTAAAAATCCTTTGTTTGGCATATCTATTGGTCTTTTGGAAACTAATTCCTCATTTTTAACTGTATAGCCATATTCTGCAGCTTTTGCACCTGCTATTATTCTTGCTTTAGGCGAATTAACATCAATGTTTACACCTTCAAAACTTGCGTAAACTTGTTTATTCCATCTATGGTGACAAGCACCACCGCCTTTGTATAACCATATTGAATAAGTGTCAGCTCCACGTGGACCCCAACCTTTATTAACCGCTTGTTCCGACATTCTAATAATATCTTCTTTACGATAAATTTTATCAGCTTCTTTCATTTTTTTACAAAACAATCTACTATCAGCAGAAATTTCACCCGCATAAACGTAACGAGTTATGAATCTAATTCCATCAATGTTTTCGTCTTGCTCACTTTTAGCGTTTGGTCTTGCAGAACCGGTACTTACAAAATTATAAACTTTAGATAGTAAACTTTGTTTTGGCTCTTTATTCAATAATTCGTTTTCAGCATCGTCGGTATCGTAGTCAACTTCGCTTTCGTCAATTAATAACCAATTTTCGTTAGGTGTTTCTCCCAAGTCTATTAAATCATTTGCAACTTCGTCGTCTAAAGTATTGTCGCTTGAACAACATACCTTACTCATTTTAACACCTGTTTCTTCTTCTTTCGTTTCTGCGTTTAATGTATTTACATCTATAAAATCAAGTGGTTGTATTGTCTTAAAATATAGGTTTAAAGCAATCCCGTTTACTGATAGTATTTCGTCTAACGCTTCAATGATTTCTAATTGATAAGGTCTAATAACAATATTGTCAAATAAACGTGTAGCAGTTTCTATTTCATCAGCGTTGTTACCTAAACCACCGCCTGTATCTCTAATTCCTAAAAGCATTGGACTTGTAACACGATGCCCAACGATTAATTTTTCAAAACATTCGGTAGATAAATATTGATAATGTGCCGGTGCTTCGTTTAATGGAATATCGTCAACTGTAGTTTTGTTATCTGCACTTGCGTTAAAAGATACAATTACTTTGTCGCCTTTGCTTCCTGTTAATTTACGTTTAACTTCGTTTGCTACTTCTTGACGTTTTTCTTCAGGTGGAATGTTGTTGTTAAAGTTAATTACTTTTGTACCACTAAAACCATTCATTACATCGTTGATCAAGTAATCTGAAATTTCTTGCTCTAAAGTTGCGTATGGTAAAGCACCCGAATAATCTATTGGAGTATAATAGTGATAACCTGAAACGTATGGTTTAATAACGTATAATTCAACTTCTTTTCCGTTACCAAATTTAAAAGCAGGTATGCGTTTTAATACGTCACCTTTTCTGTAATTTGACCAATCGTGATGATAAAACCACGCTTCAATTTCGCCTTTATCGTTACATTTTTCTGCTCTTAACGTGTGCATTGGAAAATGCTCAACTGATTTAACTTTACCATTCAAGTAAATAACCTGCATTGCAGCCATTCCAAGTAACTTACGTTCTAAAGCAACTTTACGCAAACAATCCTTTTTTACAATAGACATCATTTGTGCATACTCGTTTGGCTTACGATTTGAATCAGTAGCATCGATTCCTTTTCCATAAATCATATTAGCAACACCTGTTATAATAGCGTGATTTGTATTTGAGTACAAAAATCTATCAATAAGGTATTGAAAATAGTTGTTATCTACGCCGTATTCAACGAACTCTTTGTTTTTAGATTCAGTTATAGTTGGAGAATTATAAGCGCTTAAACTTAAAATGTGTACGTTATCCATAAATTATAAATTCATTATCTGAAGTTCTTTGCGTGTAAACGTTTTTGTTTATACTAAATTCTTCAATTATTTGGTTTGTGCAAAATATTTTGTCTCTATAAACTACATCAGTACCATTTAAAATAGTCAAATTGTAGAATTTGTTTTCTATTATCGGAAATACCAAATTAGTAACTGCGTAATATTTATCAATCGAAAATACGCACCCGATAGTTTCTTCTGTATTTGCTTCTTCATCTCTTAAAACAATAGCATCAGCTTCTAAACCATCAATCGTGGCGTAAAGATTTTGTGACGTTCCTTGTTCTTTTAAAATTATCATTCTTTTTATTTAAAAATAAATAATGTGTTGAATTGTTAAAACAAAAAAAGGGTAACTAAAAAGCTACCCTTAATTAAATTTAAAGTTGATTATTAAGAACCAACAACTACAGTGAATCCTGCAGCAGTAAGTGTGTCACCAATAAAGTTAGCAGGTACTTGTTCTTGTCCTGTTAGCGTTAATGTGTAACCACTTAAATCACCCATAGCACCACCGGTTACGATAGTACCACCTGTAACATCCATTCCGTGGTCTAACCTGCATA